TAGGTGCTGGAGGATGGAGTGATGGTAAATTAACATACCATACAGCTATTGGTGGTCAATTAGCTAAGTACACAGGCGAGGAAAAAGCAATGGAATTAATGGATCAAGTTATTACTAACTTTAAACGTTTCCATCCTAAACCTGAAGAAGTACAATGTTCAAATCCAATTGCTGAACCAGATTTTATTAAACCATATTTTGGTTTACGTTTATTTCCTGTATGGCACGTAGGTACAGATTATTTATCTGAAATTGCTAAAAATTGGTATGATTATTTAGTATCTAAAGGTGTACAATTTATTTGGGAAACTAAAGTTCATGCTATTGATTTTGAAAATCAACGTGTATTAGCTAATTATTTAGGTGGAGATATATTTGAATATGAACATAGATATGATGAACTTATATTTGCAGTAGGTAAATCAGGTATTGACTTTGCTCAACAATTAGCCCAAGACTATAAACTTCCAGACGAACCTAAATCAGTACAGATTGGTGTTAGATTTGAAGCACCTCAACATCACTTCCAAAAACTAATTGATATTTCATATGATTTTAAATTATATAGAAAATTTGATAATGGTGTTTCATTACGTTCATTTTGTACAAATAACAATGCAGCTTATGTTGCTGTAGAAGAAACATATGGTGATGTTACTTACAATGGTCATGCAAAGAAAAGTGAAGCTCATAGAAATAATATGACTAACTTTGGTATTATTATGGAAATTAAAGACATTGAAGATCCATTTAAATGGTCACGTGATGTAGTAAATAAGTTGCAATCAAATGGCACCGGTTTATATTATAGCCCGTCTCGTGAACCATCTAATACATCAGAAAAAAATACAGTAAGTGCAACACCAATTAACCTAGATACTTTAACTCATGTTGTAGAACCAGTTATGGAAGGATATTTTAAATATATTTGGGATTTTATTCAGGATATGAAAAAAATATTCCCAACATTGGGAGATGATTGGGGAGTTTATATACCAGAAGTGAAATATTTATCACCAGAACCATTAGTTAACTATACTAATTTAGCATTAACTAAATATCCAAATGTACATTTTGTTGGAGACGCGTTAAGTGCAAGAGGTATTACAGTTTCAGGTGCACATGGTATATATGTTGCTGAATCATTAATAAAATAATATGAAAACATTAGTAATATCTGACTTACATATAGGTTCTAAAGGTTGTAATACTAAAGCCATCATAAACCTACTTAAAACCGAAGAATATGACCGCTTAATATTAGTAGGTGATATTATTGATGGTTGGTTGTTCCAACGTTATAAGAAGTTTAGTGAGGCTCATAACAAAGTAATACGTAAATTACTTAAAATATCTAAAGAAAAAGAAATTATTTGGATATCAGGTAACCATGATGAATTTTTAAGAAAATATACACCTATGCAATTAGGTAATATTAAAATAGTAGACGAATTTACTGAGGGTGGTATTTGGTTTTGCCATGGAGACAAATATGATGGTATTATTAAAATGCACTGGTTAGGAATGTTAGGTTCAATTGGATATGACGCCGCTATTGTTATTGATAGACTATTAAAGAAAATCAATAAGAAAACAAGTTTATCTAAGTATTTAAAAGATAATGTTAAAGCAGCAGTTTCATTTATGGTTGATTATGAACAGGAAATGGTTAGACAAGCTAAAAAACGCAACTGTCATACTGTTATTTGTGGGCATATTCACACACCAGTAGACAAAACTATAGACGGTATTAGATATATTAATACAGGAGACTGGATTGAAAATCAATCATATGTATTATATGAACTATCTAAGTACGAAATAGGTAGTGGGACATTAAAATTATACTAATAATAGCTAATATGGATTTATATAACGCAGGACTTTTACCAATGATATTTGGTGTTACTTTATCACTAGCATTTGTTGGTGGATTAATTTGGTTTGTTAATTATAAAATTAGCGGACATTTATCACAAAAAGAATGGTTAACTAGATTTGTTGCTTTAATGCTAACAGCATTTTTAGGTTTATTTTTAGTTGACAAGTTAGTATCATTTCACACACCTTTATTATCACCAGAAATGAGTGATGGGTTATTTGAATTAATTAAAAACATTGTATTAATTGTATTTGGATATCAATTTCACACAGCTGATAAAGGTAAAGAAAACACAGAAACTGAAGATTAATACTTATAATGTTAATTACAGATAGAGCTAAAGACAGAATAAAAGCAATCAAATTAGAATCTAATTTTGATGAAACATACTTCCTTCGTGTATCAGTACAAGGAGGAGGTTGTTCTGGCTTATCATATAAATTAGACTTTGACAATACTATTAAGTCAGGTGACCAAGAATTTGAAGATAACGGAGAAAAATTAGTATTAGATATGAAATCATTTTTATATTTAGCAGGTACTGAACTTGATTTTTCAGACGGCTTAAATGGTAAAGGATTTCAATTCAATAATCCAAACGCGACACGAACCTGTGGATGTGGTGAAAGTTTTGCTGTATAAGTTTGGCCTTCCACTAATTGGATGTTATATTTAATTATATGGAAAATAAAAAATTTGAACCAACTAAAAAATTAACAAAAGCAGACGGAACAATTGCGTACGTTTGGGAAGGCAAGTATCATAACTGGGATGGACCAGCATTAATACCTCAAGGTGAAAGAAAAAAACGTGAGTATTATCTATATGGTATTAAGTATACTGAAAAATTATTTAAAGAACATTGTAAACAACGTGAAGGTTTACCATGGTTTAAATCATCAACAGGTAATGCGGCTAGTTCTAGAGTTTAAACAAATTAATTACAACTTGGTCTCATTAGAGACTTTACATACATTATAATATATGAAAATAGGTTTTTGTGGAACAATGAGTGTTGGTAAAACAACATTAGTAAAATCATTAGGTGAATTACCTGAATTTAAAGACTACTATGTTACAACTGAACGCAGTAAATATTTAAAAGATTTAGGTATTCCATTAAATACTGATAGTACTTTAAATGGTCAAACTATATTTTTAGCAGAACGTGTTAGTGAATTAATGCGTCCTAAATTAATTACTGATAGAACAGTTATTGATGTTATAGCATTTGCAAAATGTGCTAAATCTATTAATGTTTTAGATAAAGAAGCGTTTGAAGATTATGCTAAATTGTTTGTTAGTCAATATGATTATATATTTTATGTGAATCCTATTGGAACAGTTATGGAAAATAACGGAGTACGTGAAACTGATAATGAGTTTAGAAAGACAATTGATTTCTTTATTCAACGAATTGCTGATAGATATTCACATCGTATGAAAAATTTTGTAGAAATTAGCGGAACTAATGAAGAACGTATTAAAAAAGTTAAAGAGACAATATTTTCATAATATTTATCAGAAAAATATAACATGAAAATCAAAGAATTTAAATCTTTTATACGTGAAGAAATCATAAGTACATTATCAGAAGATGTAGCTTATGAGTTTACAGGTACTTCTAATAAAAAAATAATGCAATCATTTCCTAATGACTCAGACGCTAGAGCATTTGACATTAAAAATAATAACGTCTCTGGAAAAAAATTAGAAGAAGCTAATGATTTAACTCCATTACAACAAACAGTATATGAGTTTGAATCAGAAGTATCTCCTAACCCAGACGAATTTATTGAGGATATTAAAAAATTAAGTTCAGTTGAAGCTGTTTATAATTACTATGCTCATAAAAGAGGATGGTTACAAGATAAAGATTTTAAATATCTTTTAAAAGATTTAATGATGTCATTATCTAATAATGAAAATGATTTAAATGAAATGGCTCGTGCTAAAGTATCTTACATTTTAAATAAAGAAATGAAAGATGAATTAGCTTCATTAATCGAAAAAGCTAAAGGTAATGTTAAAAAAGCATTAGAATATCTTTTAGAAAAAGGCGAAATGTCAGTAGCTGATGTAGCTAAAGAATTTGGTTTAAATGATACAGCTAGTATTAACAATCCTAAATTCAGAGAATTAATGGGTATGTTAAAAGATAAAGGTGTAGTATCAATGGGTGGAGCAGCTCCAAAACCAACAGCTGCTAAACCATCTAAAGAAAAAGTAGAAAAAACAGTTAAAGCAGTAGAAAAAGATATGGAGACAGGTGAAGAAGAAGCTGACGACTACTACAAAGCAGGAGACGAAGATTCAGCGCCAGACGAAACAGATATTGATAAACAAGCGGCTAAAGCAGCTAATAAATTAACTAAACGTACTTCTAAATTAGATAAAGTATTAAAAGGCTTAATTCAAGTAGAAAAAGAAATGAAAGAATTAGCGGGTGAATATAAAAAAGCTGAAGGCGAAGAAAAAGCTTCAATTGTAGCTAAATTAAAAGAAAAAACAGCACAAAAGAAAGAATTAGAAGCATTAAAAGACAAATTTGAATTTGATGTTGTATAAAGAAATTCTTAAATTTTTAGGATACGTAGGATTAGTGTTATTAATTGTAAATATTCTTAACATTAATCCTAATTTCCGTCTGGATAAACAGAACGAAATTTTAAGTAAAAAAATAGATTCATTACAAGCAAATATTGACTCTAATAAAGTTAAAATTGTTCAATTAGATTCAGTTGCTACTGTTTATAAAAAACAAGTAATTGAAGATAAAACTAAATTATCGGGTTTAAAATATAAAGCCGATTTATATAAAACTAAATACAATGAAGAACATAATCGTATTACTAACTTGTCTAATAATGCCCTTGTTAGTGAGTTCACAAACGCTTTCGACTGAGGATTTAGTCACAGTTCCTTCTAAAACATTAAAAAACGCTTTAATTGTAAAAACTGAACGGGATTATCTTAAAAATCAAATTACAGTAGTTAGAGATTCAGTTAATATTTTAGTTACAATAACAAATAATCAAGATTCTATTATAAAAACTCAGGACACTTCAATTTCATTATATAAAAAAATTGATACAGACCGTCAAAAACAATTAGAGTATAAAGATAATATTATCACTAATACCCAAAACCAAATAAAAAAATTAAAATTAAAGTTTATAGTTAGTTCTATTGCTTTAGTTGGTATTTTACTAGTTATATGAGTCAAGACTTACGTGAAGTTATAAGACAGGAATATGTTCGCTGTGCAAGTGATCCAAGTCACTTCATGAAGAAATACTGTTATATCCAACATCCTCAAAGAGGAAGAATCATGTTTAATCTATATCCATTCCAGGATAAAGTATTAAATTTATGGAAAGATAATCCATACAGTATAGTACTTAAATCAAGACAATTAGGTATTTCAACACTATCTGCTGGTTATTCTTTATGGTTAATGTTGTTCCATAAAGATAAAAACATACTTTGTATAGCTACAAAGCAAGAAACCGCTAAAAACATGGTAACTAAGGTAAAATTTATGTATGAAAATTTACCATCATGGTTAAAAGTACAAGCAGACGAAAATAATAAACTTACATTACGATTAAATAACGGATCTCAAATTAAAGCAGTATCAGCTGCTGGTGATGCGGGTAGATCTGAAGCTGTATCTTTGCTATTAATTGACGAGGCAGCATTTATTGAAGGTATTGACACAATTTGGGCTTCTGCTCAACAAACCTTAGCTACAGGTGGTGGTGCTATTGTATTATCTACTCCTTATGGTACAGGTAATTGGTTCCATCAAACCTGGGTTAAAGCTGAAGCACATCAAAACGATTTTTTACCTATTAAATTACCTTGGTTTGTCCATCCTGAAAGAAATGAAGCATGGAGAAAAAAACAAGACGAATTATTAGGTGATCCTAGATTAGCATCTCAAGAGTGTGATTGCGATTTTAGTACATCAGGAGATACAGTATTCTATTCTGAATGGATTGAATTTATATCTCAAACCACAATAAAAGAACCGCTAGAACGCCGCGGAGTTGACCGTAACTTATGGATATGGGAACCGGCGGACTATACTCAATCATATATGGTTATAGCCGATGTAGCGCGTGGTGACGGCAAAGATTTCTCCGCAGCTCATGTTATTCATGTTGAATCAAATACTCAAGTAGCAGAATATAAAGGTCAATTACCACCTAAAGAATTTGGATATTTTTTAGTTGGTTTAGCTACAGAATATAATCAAGCATTATTAGTAGTAGAAAATGCTAATATTGGTTGGTCAGCGTTAGATGCAATTCAAGAACGTGGATATAAAAATTTATATTTTTCACCTAAAAGTGATGCTGGAAATAATGCAGATGCTTATTTTGACCAATATATGGATAATTCAAAATTAGTACCTGGTTTTACTACATCAATGAAAACTCGTCCTTTAGTAATTAATAAATTTAGAGAGTACATAGGTGACAAAAGTGTTGTTATTCAATCTAAACGTTTACTAGAAGAAATGAAAGTATTCATTTGGAAAAATGGTCGTGCTGAAGCACAATCAGGATACAATGATGATTTAATTATGAGTTTTGCAATTGGAATGTATTTAAGAGATACATCATTAAGATTTAAATCACAAAACCTAGAAATGTCTAGAGCAACGTTAAGTAATATGTCTGTTAATAGAACAGGATTTACAGGAGCGTATGGTTCTAATGTTCCTAACCCATATAGTATACAAAACGGAATGGGTGGAGACGAAGACATTAGTTGGTTAATACGATAATATTTATAATTAATAACATATAATAAAATGGCAGACAAAGGCTTATTTTCACGATTACAACGACTGTTCTCTACCGATGTGGTAATGAGAAACCAAGGTGGTAATCAATTAAAAGTAATGGACGTTAACACCATACAACAAACTGGTGATATCGCTACTAACTCATTAATGGATAGATACAATAGAATCTATTCAACTAATGCATCTTCACTTTACGGAGCTCAATTAAATTTAAATTACCAATACTTACGTACCCAACTATATTCAGATTATGATATTATGGATCAGGATGCAATTGTTGGTTCTGCACTTGATATTGTAGCTGATGAATCTACATTAAAAGATGATATGGGTGAAGTATTATCTATTCGTTCATCAGATGAAAACATTCAAAGAATTTTATATAATTTATTTTATGATGTATTAAACATCGAATTTAATTTATGGTCTTGGATTCGTCAAATGTGTAAATATGGTGATTTTTTCTTAAGATTAGAAATTGCTGAAAAATTTGGTGTATATAATGTTATTCCATACACAGCATATCATATTGAAAGACAAGAAAATTATGACAAAGAGAAACCAGCATCTGTTCGTTTCCAATTTAAACCTGAAGGATTTTTATCAGGTGATGGTTACTATAACACACCTAATTTAGGTCGTCAAAATGAACCAGGTATTTTCTTTGAAAATTATGAGGTAGCTCACTTTAGATTAATTACAGATGTTAACTATTTACCATATGGTAGATCTTATCTAGAACCAGCTCGTCGTTTATATAAACAATACGCGTTAATGGAAGATGCAATGTTAATCCATCGTGTAGTTCGTTCACCAGAAAAACGTACTTTCTTTATTAATGTTGGTTCTATTCCGCCTAATGAAGTTGAAGCATTTATGCAGAAAACTATTAGTTCAATGAAACGTACTCCATTAATGGATCAAAAGACAGGTGAATATAACGTAAAATATAATATGCAAAACTTACTAGAAGATTTTTATATTCCAGTAAGGGGTAATGACCAAGCAACACGTATTGAAAATACTAAAGGTTTAGATTACGATGGTATTCAAGATGTTGCTTATTTAAGAGATAAGTTATTTGCAGCATTAAAGGTACCTAAAGCATTTTTAGGTTACGATAAAGACTTACAAGGTAAAGCAACATTAGCCGCCGAAGATATTCGTTTTGCTCGTACAATTGATCGTATTCAACGTATTACATTATCTGAATTATATAAAATTGCATTAGTACATTTATATGTTCAAGGTTATACTAACGATGAATTAACTAACTTTGAGTTATCGTTAACTACACCGTCTATTATATATGATCAAGAACGTATCATGTTAATGAAGGAAAAAGTTGATTTAGCTAAAAATATTATTGAAACTAAATTAATGCCTACTGATTGGGTTTATGACAATGTATTTAGATTCTCTGAAGATTCATACGATGAATATAGAGATATGATGATTGAAGACGCAAAACGTGAATTTAGAATTGCTCAAATTAAAGAAGAAGGTAATGATCCAGTAGAAACAGGTAAATCTTATGGTACACCACATGATTTAGCTAGTTTATATAGTAAAAACGGTGGACCAGAAGGCGAATTGCCATCAGGATATGATAATGATACACAATTAGGTCGTCCAAAAGAAAAAGTATCTACTATTAATACACAGGATAACGCGTTAGGTCGCGATAGATTAGGTGTTAAAGATATGAAATCTGATGATCAATCAGGATATGGTAAATCAACAGCTAAACCGTTTGCTTTAGAAAATGCTAAATCAGCCTTTGCAAGAAATAAACGTTTGTTTGAACAAGTTGACAAAAAACTATGTATTAGTCAAGAAAAACCAGGAGAATCACTATTAGATGAATCCCAAATTAGAGAATAATAATCCTTATATATTTATAATAAAACACTTTAGGAATGATTGTTAAACATTCAAAATACAAGAATACTGGCATTTTATTTGAACTTTTAGTTAGACAAATTACGTCTGATACATTGTCAGGCGTGGACTCAAAAGCAGCAACTATTTTAAAAAAACATTTTGTTAAAACAGAGTTAGGAAAAGAGTATAAATTATACGAAACGTTGTTAAACAACATTAGATTAAGCGAAGGTAAAGCAGATATTATTATCAGTACTTTATTAGAAAGTGCTAAATATTTAAACAAGTCAGCATTACGTCGTCAAAAATATAATTTAATTAAAGAAATTAAAGCAAATTATGACGTTGATGAATTTTTCAAAACTAAACTTCCTAACTACAAAACACAAGCAGCGTTCTACACATTATTAGAAATGTATGATGGTACTAACCAACCAGAACCTAATCAAGTAATCTCAAATAAATTAATTCTATTAGAACATTTAACTTCAGCACCTGTTACAACAGTTGCTAAAGATACATTAATGGAAGAATTTAAGTCGTACGATAAAGATATTCGTATGTTAACTTATAGAGCGTTATTAGAAAAATTTAATTCTAAGTATGCTAATTTAAATGAAGGACAAAAATCAGTACTAAAAGAATTTATTAATAGTGTTGACAACCCAGCTAAATTAAAAGATTTTTACAATACTAAAGTAACAGAAATTAAATCTGACTTAAATAAATTAAATAAAAAAGTTAAAGACAAGACAACTCAAATTAAAATTAATGAGGTGTCTAATATTTTAGTTACATTAGAAAAAAATGACAAAATTAGTAATGATGATATGACTAATTTACTTCATTACTATGAATTACTAGAAGAATTACATAAGGTAAATGGATAAGTTAAGAAGTATCATTAAACAAGTAATGCGTGAGGAATCAGGCACAGGAGGTGGAGCATCAGCTGGTGCCTTTAGTCCTGGTGAAGGACCACAAACAGCTACAAAAGCAGGTACAGATGCAGCTTATAAAAAAAATACTAATTCTAAAGGCACAACAAATAACTATTACTATAAACTAGGTTACAAACCTGTTAATCAAAAAAAACTGAATCAACAGGCAAAGGGAATCGAAGTTAAGCAAATGTGGAAAGAAAATATAAACGAAGCACAATTAGATATTGACGCTTATATTGATTCTTTAAACATAGACAAACCAGAATTAAAAACATTTATTAAATCTAGATTAGATGGATTTAATACATTAGAACAAAAATTAAACGAATTATTACCATTATTACAAAACGCAAAACAAAGAACATTAGATTATTATAAAAATAAACCTAATTTTAATGTGTTATATGGTACTGATTTAGCAAACGATTATTTAAACGATTTAATAAATTTATTTAAAAACTAATATGGCAACAATACCTGTTAACCCATCAGCAACATTATTAAGTGGTTCAGCCTCAGTGACTGGATCTTTCGCTGGTTTTACTGTAGCTCAAGCAGTTACATTCACTGGTTTAAGAGACGCAAATAGTGTTGATATAGCAGGAAGCGGATTAACTTTTGCTTCAGGCACAACTGTACCTATTTATGTTACTAGTGCTTCTATATCATCTGGCGTTATATTACTTTACAATTAATAACTCATTATAAATGAAAACATTACAAGAACAATATATCCTTATTAAAGAAGGAAAAGGAAACAAAAACTATTTCTTAAAACAAGCAAGAAATTTATTTCCAGAATATATTAACCAATATTCTGACTATGATACAACAGTTAAAGTACTTAAATCAAAAAGTATTTTAAGTGAAGGTATTGGTGGCTTTATTAATCATAAACCATCATCATGGTTAGAAATATTTAGAGAAAATATAAATGAAGGTGATAGTCCTATTGTTACATTAGCAGATGGTTCTAAAATCAAAATAGGTAGTAAAGCTAAAATAAATGATGAAGTGGTGACTATTAAAACTATTAATAAAGTTAAAAATGTTCAACATATTACTGGTAAAACTAAAGATGGTAGAGAATTATTAGCTAAAGGTAGTGCTTATGTAGATTCATATAAGGCTAAAGAAGAAAATTTATCAGAAGTTATTGGTGTTCCAAATAGAAAAACATATGGTGACTATGATGAGTTTGCGAAACCATCTAAACAAGTTCAAAAAGATTTAGCTGATCAATTTGATAATGAAGATAAGAAAAATATCGATAATGTTTATGGTACATCTTTCTTAAATGGCTATTATGCTGAAATGAAAGATCCTAAAAACAAAAATAAAACAATTGATGAGTTAAAACAAATTGTACTTAAAAACATGGTTAAAGACATAAACTATTATGCTAAAAATGCTATGTTTGGAACTAAAGGAGTAGGATTTAAAACTGAAAAAGAAACAATTGCACCTAAAGGTAAATATAAGTCAAGCGGATATGGTGATTTACCTAAAGCTAAAACTATTAAAGAAGGTATTCATGACCGAGATATATTATCAAGACCTTCTTCAAACCCAGATGTAACACCATTAAAACGATCACCTGAAGAGTTAGGTAAAGAGGCAGATAATAGATCTGAAAACATGTTGTTAATGAAATACCAAAAGCAAATTAATGATCGTAATATAACAGATGATGAATTAAGAGATATATTAAGTGGTCAAGGTGTTAAGGGACTTGGAGGAAGAACAAACGCAATTGAAAAAATTATAAGTAATAGAAATACAAATTAACGTAATATGAGACAAGTATTAATTGAAACACAATTATTCTCACCCAAAGCTGTTAGCTTAACTGAAGGAACTAATCCTGGAGGTAACCTATTAGTAAAAGGTGTATTAGCTACTGTCGAAGTAAAAAACGGTAATGGTAGATATTACGCTAAAGAATTATGGGAACGTGAAATGGATCGCTACATGGAATCAATTCGTGATAATAGAGCTTTAGGTGAATTAGACCACCCAGATTCTTCAATTATTAACTTAAAAAATGTTTCACATAATATTAAAAAATGCTGGTGGGATGGAAATAATGTAATGGGTATGATTGAAATCTTACCTACTCCATCTGGTAACATTTTAAAAGCATTAATCGATAGTGGTATTACAGTAGGTGTATCATCAAGAGGAATGGGTTCATTAGAACAAAAAGGTAATGTAATGGAAGTACAAGATGACTTTGAATTACTATGTTGGGATTTCGTTTCAACACCTTCTAATCCTGGTTCATGGATGCTACCAACTAGCTTAAATGAATCTTATACTCCAGTAATAAACCAATACGGTAAAATTAATTCAATTATCACTGACATTTTATGTGCTAACGGATCATGTCCGTTATTTTAAATTAACCTCTCTATTAATAGTATTATTAGATCTATGCCTCTCTAAAAAAGAGGCATTTCTTTTTCACTCCTGTGTATTTTTAGACAATCTGGACATATGTATATTAGAATATACTGCCCGCAATCGCATTTGCAGTATCTATAATTAACAATTCTATTACACT